GACTTACCTTTGTTATATAGTTGATAAAAGTAATTCTTACCTCGTGGAGTGGATAGGAATAATGCTCGGCCCTTGTAATCTGTGAGTGTAGGTCGGATTGAATTTAACCAACCATCTTCTAAGTTAGGAATGAATGACGCTTCATCTATAACCACAAAGTGAAATTTGCGACCTCGTAGATTGTCTAATCGTTCACCGGTAAAAAATTCAACTGTGCCACCGGTAGGAAAGTTAATGATTAGGTCGGACTTGTTATTCTCAAATGGAATGAATTGTGTTAATCGTTCAAAGAATGTCTTTGCTAACTTGTAAGTTGGAGTGATGTATGCGACTTGGTTACCTCGTAATGCTTCGCTGATAATCTCTATTTGTGATAGTTCCGACTTCCCGAACCTCCTACCGCATAGAATAACCCTAAAACGTGAGCAGTTGTCAAGGATTCCTTGTTGGTTGATGTGTGGTTCTGGAAGTTCTATTCTCATTTATCGTTGGTATTAGTGGGAAATATTCCACAAATATTAAGGAATAGTCGGAAATATTCCACATTTGTAAGTTCTTACATTTATGGAATCTGCACAATCGGTTGTTCAATGTGTCATATAAATTGCACCTAAGCGTGTTTTTAGCCGTTTTAAAGGACTTTATTTACCTTAGAGTATAGTTTTACCCTTTACGAAAACAACCTCTATTTTTCCGTCGTTTGTGATTGTAGCAGTTTCCTTTGGTTTACCATACACACGAGTAAGCAAAGTATCAAGGGAATACAAACTACCTTTCTTTAAAGATTTAACCATAGCGTTTGCAATAGTTTTTTCAAGGATAGTTCCTACTGGATTATCGTAAACCTCTTTAAGTTCATCCATTGACATAGCCATCATTGATTGAATGGTGTCGTTTATCTCGGATAGTTTATATCCTGAATCCTTTAACAAGCTGACATACTTTCGTGGTCTGCCTTTTGGATTTCCTGATACTCCCTTCTCCCATCTTGGTTCAATATCTTTATATGCCATATAGTTGTTAATTAGTTGTTATTTGATAAGGTAACCCATTGCGTTTTATTTCTAATGTAGAATCAAGTTTTAACATTCGGTCAATGATAACCTGGCAATACTTTGGGTCAAGTTCCATACCATAGCATTTTCGTTTAAGTTGATGCGAAGCTACCATTGTACTTCCTGAACCTAAAAATAAGTCAAGCACTTTCATCCCTTCTTTGCTTGAATAATTTAAAGCATTTTCAATTAATGGAATTGGTTTCATTGTTGGGTGCAAATCGTTTTTTTGTGTTCTTGCAAATTCCCAAATATCTTCTTCATTAAATCTTGCTCCATTAAAAAAATCATTAAATCTTCCATATACTATTGGTTCATATCTACTTTTAAAATCTTTTCCACTAAATATTGCTTGGTTTTTCATCCACACAATTATTGATTTATATTCAATATCTAAATCTGAAAGTGGTTGTAATAATTGATTTAATGTTTGACTTCCAAAACAAATATAATAAGCACCTAAACAATTAATTTTAATTTCTTTAATTATGTCAGATATAAATTTATAAAATTGTTCTTCTGTCATTGCATCATTTTTAATTTCATCGTGTCTTTGGTTTGCACTGTCTGCTGGCGCTTTTTTACCATTAACCATTTTATTTGACATTGAACCTTTGAAACCAATATTATAAGGTGGGTCAGTAAATACCATATCAGCTTTATTCCCATTCATTAGCTTAGCCACTTGGTCGCTATCCGTACTATCCCCACAAAGCAATCTATGTTCTCCTATCTCAAATAAATCACCAATAACAATATCAGTTTTAATTTCATCAGGTACTTCATAATCATCTTCTTCGGATTCTAAATCTTTAACTGCAAAGTCAGGAATATCTAATCCCCATTCCTCCAACTTTTCACTATCCCAGTTGTTAGCTAAGTCATCCCAATCCCACTCACCAAATCCAACATTGTCCTTAATGATAAATTCTTTCAGCTCATCTTCGTTAAAGTCCTTTGCTTGTTTAACCCATTCATCAGGGATATCTTTATACCCTAATTCGTTTAATGCTTTTAATCTCATATTGCCTCCCTGAACGACAAAGTTATCATCAACTACAATAGGTCGCAGCTCCATCATCTTAGGAAGTGCTTTAATTGATTCGCAAAGTTTTTTAAACTTATCATCCTTTATTATTCTCGGATTGTTAGGATTGCTTTTAATCTTGCTTAGTTTCATATCTTAATACTTTTATTTCCGTTTTTATAATTATTAATGTCTTGTAAATGTTGGCCCCAATATTTATTGACTAACTCTTGTTTGTTCCATCCGTACTCATTCCCTTCAGCGTGATTACCAAAGTGATTAGCTAAATAGTTTTTGCAATAGTAAGTTTTAAATCCAGCTATCCAAACTCGTTCGCAGTAATCTAAGTCAATCGGCCCATAAGGGAACATTGCTTCATTAAACAATCCAACCTTATCAATCACTTCTCTTTTGATTAACCAGTTGCTTATGATATGTTCGTTGTTTACTTCAGTTCTCATCCTATCCAATGGACTTGCTATTATCCCAGCGTTCTCGTAAGTTTCTAAAGCTATTGATTTTCTAAATAGCCATCCGTTTGGTTCCTCAATATCATTGGCAAGAAAAGTAATTGATTCATAATTTCCTTGCTTGAATACTCTTATCCCTTCGTTTAGTGCATTTGCTATCCCTTCAACATTAATAAATTTTACATTAAAAGGCATTCCAGCTTGTTCCAAATTCAAATGAATTAAGTCAAGTGGTTTATCTCCATAAGTAAGGCAACAAACTAAGGTATTCATTATTTCTTTTTAAATAATTTGCATTGGCTATTTTCAATCACTATTTGATGTGTAGCAAACTTTTCTTTTATTTGATTCCATCCGTATTCAAGTTTATGAGTGCCAAAGTAATCAAACCAATTTTGCGGAGTATCATTTAAAGGAGCTTCAAAGTAAACAAATTCAACATCGGATAATGTTTCTAATAGCTTATCAAAATGCTCAGTTGAAAGATGCTCAATGAAATGTGTAGCTAAAAACATTCCTTTATAAATCTTAGAATCAAACCAATCAAAAGAATCAGGCATTAAATATTTATGCCTATCATCTTTGCATTTGGTATTGTCTATTGCATTTTGGCATATCTCAATATTTAACCAACTTTTAATATCGTATTTATTAAGCATTATATTTGCCAAATCACCTTTCCATCCTCCAGCTTCAGTAACTTCTTTTGGATTTACTAAGTCAAACACTTTTATTGCAAAGTTTAAATCATAATGAGCTTGGTCAGGATAACCCACTTCAAGTTCATTATGGTATTTAATCTGTTCTTCTAAAGTTAAAGTGCTGTACTTTTCTCTCCATTCGTTAAATGTGTATTTCATATTTGTTATTTTATTTTATTTTATTTTGTTTTCTCCCAATTCTCGCACTGGTACTCCAGCGTATTTGTGGAATGGTTTTAAATTAGATTTCTTACCTACAAATGCTGAAGCTCCAATCATACAACCTTCAGGGATATAACACTTTTGATGTACAACTGCATTAAGTCCAATGTTGCAATTCTTGTCAATCGTTGTATGACCGCCTATCTTTGCTCCGCAGCTTATAGTTACATTGTCTTTAATTACTGCATCGTGTCCTATGTGTGCGTGTTTCATTATGTAACAGTTTGCACCTATTTCAGTCGGTGTTATAGCTCCGCCATCTATTGTTACCATTCCAGTAATGATTGTACCTGATTTAATTATTACTCCTTTGTTATCTTGCTCCCTTCCTTTCCATTCAGGGTTGGAACCAATGATGCAATAAGGCCCGATGTAAACATTTTCTCCTAAGATTACATTGCCGTAAATGATAGCTGTGTGATGTATTTGATTCATTCTTAAATATTTTGATTGTACCAATTATAAACAGTTACTAAGAAATTTGCCACACATACCGGACAAGTCCTTTGATAGTGATAATGTGGATGCTCAAGTTTAAATGCTTCTAATATCTCATTTTGTATATGGTGATGAAAATTAACTATCTCTCCTGTCTGCATATAAAAATCGTAAAAGTGTTTATGCTTTGACAAGATTGTCAAACTCGGATTTTCTATCTTT